TAGACGTTGCTGGCGGTTATTGCCAGCACTACTTGCCAACATTCAAAGCGCCAGAGCTTCGCATGATGATGGCAGCATTTGCTAGTATGGAGGCTACGCATATTGAAGCGTATTCTCTTCTTATTGAAACTCTTGGCCTGTCCGATGACGAGTATAAGATGTTCAGTAAGTATAAAGCAATGGCAGATAAACACGAGTATCTAGAAAATTTTACTATGGATACCCCTGCCGATATTGCTAAATCTCTAGCAGTATATAGTGGTTTTACCGAAGGCGTACAACTATTTTCTTCTTTTGCAATCTTGCTAAACTTTCCAAGGCACGGCAAGATGAAAAATATGGGGCAGATTGTATCTTGGTCTATCCGAGACGAAAACCTGCACGTCGAAGGAATGACTCAGATGTTCCGTACCTATATTGAAGAAAATCCAAGTCTTTGGACAGACACACTAAAGTCTCAGCTTTACTCGATTGCTGAGCGAATTGTACAACTAGAAGATGCTTTCATCGACCTTTGTTTTGAAGGCGGTGAACTAGAAAATCTCCGACCAGAAGAAGTTAAAGAATATATTAGATATATTGCAGGTCGCAGGCTAAATCAGTTAGGACTTAAAAATATTTTCAAAGCAGAGAAAAATCCACTACCGTGGATTGATGCTATGATTAACGCAGTTGAGCATACCAACTTCTTTGAGAATAGACCTACAGAATATGCTAAGGCGGCTACAACAGGAAACTGGGACGACATATTCTAAAAAGAACCCCGGAACTTCGGTTCCGGGGTTTTTGTTATGGATCAATGCCTCCGCCGCCGCCACCTCCGACGTCCTCAAAGACACCAACAGTAAAGTTAAAGGACGTTCCTAGAGTTGCATCACTATCTGAAGAGTTTTTTACGGTAATTGTTCCGGTTTGGTTAGTTGTTTGAGTTGTTTCTACTTGCCACTGTACAGTATCATTATTGCTTACAGAAATATTAGTACTTGGATTTAAAGTAATATAAGATCCCCCATTTTTTCGATATTTTATAGTAACATTAGTACTTCCTGTTTTAGTATAAAATATTGATATAGTAGTATTTATATCACTAAGAGTTACCACGTTTCCAGCCCCAACACCAACAATTACGTTTGATATGTCAGTCCAGTCAGCAGAGAGGGTTGGAGTAACATCTGGTGGTATGCTACTCATACTATAAGCTATAGAGTTTAAAAGAGTTCCTCTTTTTGTCACGAAACATCTCCAGTAATATAGCACTTATTAGCACTCTCAAATACAATACTCATAATACCATTTGCAGACAGTGTTGCAGTAGCAACATCAGAGCCAGAAAGGTACATAGCTAAACCACTGCCACGAGTTATAATTCTAGAACTACTGCCTGCCATAACCAAAATGCTATCTCTAGGAGCAAACTCTCCCGAAGGTATTTCTATATTTCCAGTAGCAATAATTGCAGTATTTGCATCGGCTACATCTAGCGTTCCCGTAGTGTTTGCAGACGCATCAATTCTGTCATTAATATCTTTAATATCAAAATAAGGCTCTAAAGAATAAGTATTTGTACTACCATCTCCTACTTTAGTAATTTTTCCTACAATATTATCATTAATTGGATCTATATCATAAAGTAAGGTTTTTAACTCTTGAACTTTTAGAACTTGTAACACAGCAGTTCCTGCTGCTGTTATTTCTATCAAACCTGGATTAGTGGAACTTGGAGTTCCTGATACAGAAAATGCTGTAATAATCCCTGAGTCTACGGTATCTACTGTTATAGTAAGATCATTTGCTGTTGTAGCACCATCTAATTGATCTCCTGTAATAGTTAATGTATCAGCAGCAGTATAGCTACCACCACCAGAAACAAGTCCTACATGGTATACAGAATTTCCTTTTTGCACACTAAAAGCTGCTCCTGATCCTGTACCTCCTGTAACAGTTAACCCTGTATATGGCTCATTACATGAGACAGAAAAAGTAGTTGTAGAAGGTGTCAAAGAAACATAATAAGACTTATTAGGAGCTATACCAGAATTTATAGATTCATTGCCACTAGGATAGTTTTGTGCTGTTGTTGCGTGTAAAGATTTAAATCTAACTTGATCTCCTACAGCTAAGCCATGGGCTTCTGTTGTTGTTATAACGGTCGGGTCTGCTTCGGTAAATGTAGTTGCTACAGGAGGATTATCGCTTCTAGTTAGAGATACGGTATTTTGGCTAATATAGTTTTGAATACCATAAAAATTATTTCCGATCTTAACAACATTTTGTCCTAGTGGTATAGTACCCGTTATTTTTCTAGCAATATCATTTTCTAAGACAACTGTGGCAGAGACAACGTCACTAACACCATCTAAGTTGGTGCCCTTATTGTTTAGGTCCATTAAATAAGTAACACTATTAGAGTCACTGACAGTATTAAAAGCACGAACAGGCTCTACTAGTCTAAAACCAACTGCAGTATCAAAAACTAAATATGCAAAACCTATTTGAACAATAGGACTAGTAGTATCTGTAATATTGTTTTGTATAACATTTAAGGCTAGATCTTCTATATAATTTAAAGCCATTATAGTCCTTTCTGAACAACGCTAAAGGTTGTGGATGTACCGGGGAAGTTTCCTGAGTCATCCGATATTTCAACAGTAAGAGTAAAAGATGCCCTAGGACTAACCATAGGTTCAAGATCAAGTACAGTATCTGGATCTTGTGTGGTAAAAGTCCATGATACGCCATTAGTTAGTGTATAGCCTGCAGTGCTAAAATCTGCTCCTGTTCTAACTGTTCCATTTGGCAAGGTAGCACTTGCTCTTACCTTATAATTTCCAGGAGCAAATTGAGTTGGATTTAGCCAATCTGAGTAATTGATTGTTGTGCCATCAGTAATTATTGCACGTACAGTACCTGTAGAACTTACAATAAGTTTTGTAACGCTAGGCTGGTTATTTCCTGCTGCAAAGTCATATAGGTTTCCTCCACTTAGAGTAACAGTTTCAGTAACTGCTGTTATAGTGTTTGTTAGCTGTATGTTGTTTGCAGCTAAGGTAGACGTACCCCCGTCATCAGATAGCGCAATTTCTAGTTCAGTAGACCCCGAAGTAGTGCTACTACTTGTAGTTTCTATTCCAAATATCCTAGATTCTGCAAGAGTTAACCAAGAGCCTCGGGTATCAGAATCTGAAGAAAATGCAGTAGGTGATACAGGGCTAGTAAGTACTGTAGCTTTAATAGAATAGTCATTAGCATTAACAGTTGTTGGTGTACCAGCTACAGTAGCAGTAGTAATTGCTCCTGAGTTAACTCCTGTTACAGTTATTGTCAAGTCATTTGTAGTTGTAGCACCATCTAATTGTGTTCCTGTAACAGTTAGAGTATCGCTAACACTATACCCGGAGCCTCCATTTTGTAAGTGAATATAGTATGCCGTATCCGTTTTTGTTACATGAAAATCTGCCAAGGTACCACTACCTGATGTAGTAAAAGTTAACCCTGTATATACAGTAGGTGCAGGACTTACCCAGTCATAAACATCTAGTTCTTGAGTTGTTCCGTCACTACGAAGAATATCTACTGTACCATCATAGTTATACCGAACCTTACTAAAGATAGTATCCGACGTACCTGTTCTAGTAATTACAGAGGTAGAAACTTCTGTGGGTTCGACCACTACCTGATCAGGAGCCTGCGTTTGGGCTACCCAAGAAGGAGGATCGGTTTGTGATACACCAATATACTGAATTCCTGTATCTGTTTCGTACCATACACCACCCTCTATAGGATCTGGCGGCTCGTCTGCTTGTACATAAGTTTTTTTACCTGCTACAGTTTTAAACTCGTACTCGTCTGGAATAAACAGTGAGTCTCCTTGTATTTTTGGCGGTGATGTTATAGTACCTCCAAGCGGTAGTCCATCTAAAACATTTGTTAGTCCCGTTTTAGGGTCTGTAGATACAGTCGTAAAAATAGGTCTAGATACAGGGCCAAAACCCGACACTGTTTGTATAATAATAGTGTGTGTTCCTGAAGTTGTTGTTCTAATTTGATGATTAGTACTGCCAGAAGAAATATTAATAACTTCTATAGTACCAAAAGGATCAATGTGTGTAATTTTATATCCTGCAAACTCTTCATAAGGAGAGCCGTCAGTATCTACAGGAACCTCCCAGCTAAATACTAGATTAACTTCATTTGAAGCCTGAAAATCTGATACAGAAGACTTTTTGGAGTACCCACTAAAGTTTCTAGGAGGAGGTACATCTATGTATCGAGGAATCTGTAGTGGAAGGTCAGACAAGTACTCTTCATCCAGTATATCAAATTTTGAGTTAAAATGCTCTACTGCTGTAATACCATAAGTACCTGGAGAATCTTCTGAAATTGATAGTACACGGTAATTCTTAGCACTACCAGCAACAAGAGCACCAGATTCTGTGGAGATAATTGCCCAAACTAGTTCAGGGCTAGAGGTTACCCAATCTGTTGTAAAAGCTGTCGTTTCTTGAGTAGCACCTCCTGTTTCGATAGTAATTGAACTAACAGGGGATCCAGTGATAGAAGACGAGGCTATAGTTTTTCTTAGCAGGTGCATATCAGGAACAAACTGTACAACAACAGGTTCTCCTGTAGCAGAGTCTACCAGTGCTTCAGCAGCTTCCTGAGTAGTAACTCCAGAAATAACGTCTCCTCTAGTATAACTAGTACCTGAAATAGTAGCACTCTCTTGGGCTAGATAGGTTGCTGCTCCATCAGCTTGCACATACAAGGTATGCTCTTGTGCTGTGTCTAAGGTAACTGCTTTATCTAGGGTTATTGTTGAAGTTGTAGCAGAAACTATTCTTCCAGAATTTCTAACAGCATTTCTATCTGCATCTTGGATAGCTACAATACTACCTGGTTTAAGAAAGCCTGCATTTTCTCCTGTTTTAAAAGATACAACTTCTTTTTGTAGCTTAGAAGTTAGGAGTTTCCACTTACCATATCGAATTGCTTGACTTCTACTAGTCGCGCCAAAAGCAACAACTTCTTCGCTGAAAATACGATTTTTTGTAATCATATCATCAACATCATCAACTAATTCAATATCTTGCTCATAAAAATTATCCCTATCATTAAATCTTACAATAATTTGATTAGGTCTTGTTTTATTTCCTGTACCTTCATAGTTAAAGATACCGTCAATAATATTGCCTTTAGTAAAGGTGTATACAGGCTCTCCTCTACGATCCCCTTCTATGATAAACTCACCATCTACCCAGTAAGGCAAGGCAAACATCATACTACAAAAATCTTTTATAACCTTATAGGCTTCGGTAGGCTTAGTTAGATAAACTCCACAAGTAAACCTAGGTTCTAGATTCCCTCTTCCATCGGGAACTAGCTCATCACAGTACCTTGCTAGAGAATATAAAGAATAATCATTTATATCGTCTTCTGAGACCCAATGTCCAAGACCCCACCGTTTATTAATTAGTATTTCTCTTAGATTCCACACAGGATTGTCTGTATAACCCCTTCTAAAGGTGCCGTCCCAAGGTTGATAGTCTTCTTGCTCTTCTCCTGTTATAGCATCTCTAGTATACCTAGCTATACCATCTGTCATTTCTTCTCTAGTAAAATAATTTTTAGGAATAGAAACATCTATACCTCTACAATGGTATGAACGCTCTGGAAATTCTCCTGCAAACGTTTTGCTATTAAAAGCTATCGCAGCATAACCAGAAAAAGGATAAGCTAGTTTATCTGTAATAATAGTTGTTATTGATTTTAACTTTGTATCTGCAATAAAATTTTGATTTCCACTATCGTATTTTAATCTATCAGGAGTTACTTTTACTATCTCTACCTGAAACTCAGTAAAGGGTTTAAAGTCTTCTATAGAAAATCTAAAGTCAAATTCGATAGGTATTTCACTTGCTGCTTCAACTTCTCCATTAACCGGAGGCCCTTTCTCATAGAAAGTTCCAAAGTTATCCCCTCTTGCAATAATCGTTGTTGCATTACTAATTTCATTAGTTGTAGGGCCAAAAACTTGAACAGTTGTAAAATCTGTTTGACTAGCACTTGTTTTATACTTAAAAAATATTTGAAAAACTGCCCCAAAGGCTCCAGAAGGTGCAGTAAATAATCCAGACGGAAAATTAATTGTTACAATAAGCTCATCAATATCATCAGCATTATTAGTAAAGCCTAAGTCAGAATTACTTTTAGTAATTGCTACCCCACTACCTACTGCTCCATCAGGAAATTCTAGATCTTTTTTACCCCAGAACTTATCTAACCTACTACTATTAAAAAAACTTGCTAATTGATTTAGGTCGGTGTTAAAAGTACTTACAGTACTAGCAGAAGTAACTTTGGGTATAGAAGGAGGAGGACTTTGTGCTTCTCCTCCGCCTAAAAAAGAGGCTGTTGTTCCTGGAAAGTTACTAAGACTAATTTTTGTTTCTACAGCTGCTGATTTATTTTCAATACTTACTTTAGTATTTGTAGTATCTTGTAGAGCAGTATTAGTAATAGGGTCTCTAAAGTTACTAATAGTATATCGGGAGCGGGGATGGTCTGGATCATTTTTTATAGGTTCTGAAACATCACAGGTTGTTTTTAAATCAAAGCCAATAGCTGCACCATTAAGAGAAGAAAGTTCCCCATCTTTTAGAGGAATCTTTGGCTTAACAACAGCTACAGTAGAACTAGTAACGCTAATTAAAACTCCAACATAATCTTCTCCGTCTAAGCCCCCGCCAGTAATTCTTATCTTCGGCTTAAAATCAATAGCCCCACCTATATCAAGCCAAGCAGACTCAAAAAAAGCTGCTGAGGTTGTAAGTGTAGACTGGTCTTCTCCTGCAACATGAACTACAGCACTAGAAGCAGCCAGCGTGCCACCTTTCGTTCCTCTATGCACCAATATCTTATTATTTGTAGTTGCTTGGTCTTGAAAAGCATCTCCGACAACTAAGCTAGAAGTATCTAGGGTTAAGACTGTTGCATCAGCATTTACTCTAACTGTCTCATTAATTTTTACCGTAGATATTCCCGAGTCAGGAGAAGTTGTAGAGTTTATTAAAGGCGTTTTATTTAAGTAAATGCCTCTAGCTCCTCCAACCAAGGTAATTGGACCTTCGCTAATTAGATCAAAGACAACAGCTTTTGTGTTGTTAGTACCAGTAATTGATGGCATATTCTACCTCATATGTAATCTAGCAGCATCTCCTGAGAGACTGCCTCTGCCGCCGCCTGTAGCGGCTGTAGTTGATGTTGTAAAGTTTGCAGAAGTACTATCATACGGTGTAAATGAAGCTACTGTTGCTGTAGAAATTAGTACGCCTGGAACAATCATTTCTCCAAACAATACTGGAACAGCATTATTTTCTGCTACTGTATTTTCGGCACTATCAAACAAATAATCTTCATTTGCGTCGGCACCATCTACAGAAGGGTCAGGAGCCATAATTTCCATAATACCAATCATAGCTAAATTTGTAGCTGTTGCTACGGCCAGTGTTCCAGCAAACTTTAATGAGGCTCCTGATTTGAGAGCCGCTATAGCAGAAGCACCCTCCGCCGCTCCTTTAGTAAGTATAGCACCACTCCCAGGAACAAACATAGAAGCTACAATAATTGCAGCAAGTAATAGTTTTGCTTTACCACCTTTAGCACCCGCAGGAAGTGGTGTTATAATTACAGTATCTGGCCCAATGTTATACAATAGTTCTTCTGGGTCCTCAACGTCCATATCGCCGTATTGAATAGAAAGGTCTCCACCAGACTCAGCAAAGTCTAAAATAGTTTTTCTAAACGTAGGTCTATTTGCCTCTATACAATTAAAAATATCTCTTATATTATCAGCTTTCATTTTCCAGTGACGACCGTACTTATCACCCAAAAAACCGTTTAGTAATACTTCCTTCATAGTTATAAACCTTCTTTATAAACTTACCCCAAAAAGGATACAAATTTTCTTTGCAGGATAGCCTATCTACTGCGTGATGAAAAAAGCAATCTTGTCCAAGATAAATACCTAGATGATTCTCTTTTTCGTGTTGAATATTAAAAGTAATTAAGCTACCATATGTTAATCCTTTACTCTCTACAAAAGGCCAACTTTTATCTAAATCTTTAATATAATCATACCCTTCTTCCCACCAATCGTCAATCCAATCTTTTCTAGGGGGTATGGGTACTCCGTGCATTAGATACCAGCTTCTTGCTGTTTCAAAACAATCTGCTACTCCAAACTCATACGGAATACCAGAAAGAGTTTTATAATTTAGTGGGTAAATAGTTTGGTATTCTAGTGTTTTATGGTTGAACACGATATAGGGTATATTGATGCTGTTACAAGCTGCAATATCGTATTCACTAGGGATACAGTTATCAGGATGAGCGTGAATAATATATAGTATTTCTCCAGTAAGACTTAGCCTAACATAATCTTTATCTACTACAAAATAATTTTTGGGGTCCGTAGAAGTATTTTCTAACACCTTTAAGTGTAGCTTTCCTTTTTGTAAATATGCTACGGCGCAAGGCTCTTTATCTCTTGGTGCGTATCTAAGCCAAAGTTTAGCCTTATCTATTATATCGTTTAGCGGCGGGGAATCCTCCATATGGTAATACCTTTGAATCTGTTTGTTGTGTTGCATAAGGAATAATAACTATATTACTCCCTTCTCCTGTATATTGATATTTACGTACACTGTATCTAGCTGCACAGCTAGAAAGCTTTTTGCCACAAAGATCAATACGTTCCCAGTAAGCGCTATTTGCTGCATTAGGTACTTTACCTTGACTATTATTTACCGCAACAAAAACTCTGTTATTATAAATTACGCAAGGGTTAAATACCCTGCCTTCTTTATATATCCTATAAATAGTATTGGAGTTCCAAGCTGTATACATCCTAACACGTCTAAAGTTAGCAATATTAAATGTAGTTACTAGCTCTGTATTTAGTGCTTGAAAGTATTCTTGAATGGTTGTAGTAGCTAGTGTATCAGCATAAGTAACTGTCTTATCTCTAGAGTATAGCTTATCTTCTACAGCACTTGTAGGTGGTGTTAGAGTATCAATATCAATAGCACCCGCAGCATTGTTATGTATACCGCTTTCAGATTCTTTTAGCAGAACTCTATTTGCAGTATCGTACATAATTACAAAATCTGTATCCGCATCTAAAATATTATCAGTTCTCCATGTGCAGGCACCAAGAGGAGTTGTTGTATTTAAATCTAAGTCTTGGGCATTTCCTTGATATAACCAACTACAGCTATTAGCAATAATAAATCTATTTGGAACAGAAACGCCTTCCAAGTCAAATCCCGTTGTTAACTCATAAGAGATAATATTTGGGTTTTCTTCGGTAACTCTATCAAAGTAAAACACTTGTTGAGGTAGTTCTGTTGGAGCAGAACTTTCTGTTCCTCCCGGAGTAGTTTGATCACTAGGAAGATACTTATATAGTGTACGCCGTCTAGTAATCTTTTTGCCTAGCAGTTCATCTGCGGTGCCCAGCACACCGGGAAGGGTATTTAGTACATTTGAAAAGCTAACCTGAGGACGTGCATATGCTCCCTCTGATCTGTGTTCAAATCCAGAAAAATCAATAGGCAAAGAAGTATAGGTTCTTCTAGTAAAAGGAGAATCTCTATCTTGTAGTATAAGGGACTGATGATACGTAGTATAGTATAAAGTAGTACTAGATGTAGTTATTTCAAATAGTTCTACATAATCATCTTCTAACCTTTGTTTGTTTACGTCTAATATCATTAGTACACAAGCTCCCCTGACACATTTAAATTACCGTAGCCACCTTTTTGAATACTAGTAGACCACTGAGTAATAATTATCTTTTTACTGAGTACGGTATTTGACATAACGTCAGATATTTCCGCTATCTTATTTTCTTCAACCCGAGTTGAAGTGTAAAACCAGTTGTAGACCCGACCATCCATTGCCCACGTAGAGTTATACTCCGAGCCGATTGTCCAATTATAGTTAGCCCAAGCAGCATAGGTAGCTGTATCTACACCATCAGCCCAGACTGTTTTATTTAGCCCCCTAACGGCATCATGAGCTGCGTTTCTATCTGCAAATGTAGTTTCTACACCATCTACATAAAGTCCAAAGTCATCACTAGTATCATAGCCTATATTACCTCCAGCAAATTGAGATAAGGTTGTATTTAAGCTTCCATCATTACTTGCTACTACATACAGACCTGCAATATCCGTAGCAAACCACATATGAAAGCTACCTTCTTGTACCATATTTTTTGCAAAGGTTGTTCTTGCAGCCCGATATCCAAGCGTATCCAAGTCACCTCCTGAACCTTGAAGATTGTCCGTGATATCAAAGTCTAAGTAGTATCTGCTACCGTCGTATTGTAGTGTAGGGCGGTTTAAGTCATCATCGGAGACAAAGCAGTAACCGGGAAGCTTTTTGACGGAGATGTTGTCAACACTAAAAGACCAGTCACCCGTGCCGCTTCGAGCAATCTGAATTTCGTCGCTGTTGGCGTTAGCCTGAAATATATATTCGACTTGCTGGTTGGATCCTGTAAGTGTGACATCATACGCCGGAGATGTTAACCCTCCAGCATTGCCGCCGTCGTCTATTATTCTGACATCGTTGCCAGCATCGCCATTGAGGGTCAGAGTAACCACATACCAAGCGTTCTCAGTGAAGCTGATAGGCTGGGCTATGTATGTAAACGCGCCACCAACCACGTTAAGTGTAGCTACACCCCCGCTGATAGACGCATTAGTCCCCTTAGTCCAATCCGTATCCGTATCAAAAGTCCCATTCGTAATCAACTCAGGCTGAGTATTCATATATTCTTCAAGAGGGGCTCCAGCACATACTGATGTATCAACTACAAGACCTACGCTATCTCCAACTCCTGGAGCACCTCCTGATCCATCCCTGCCTACACGCATAGAAGTTGTGTCATTAAAGTTAAACCAAAGAGTATTATAATTGTTACCATAGTACTCTATTGGATCAGGATATCTAAGTGTTATAGCTTTACAACCTTTTAAACTTTCAAAATACTTTAAAATATCAAGATACTCACTTTCTGTTTTTATATTTAGTGTTAATTTAATATCAGTATTTCGTTCATTAATATCATGTACTTTTATGTGTTGAAAAGGAAAGTCTTCTAATGTACTTTCTCTAACTCGTATACTATTAGTTTCGGAAAATCCCCGGTCTACCTTAACAGTTGTAGCAGATACGGCTCTTCCATTGTATGTTCCAGCAGGAATATTAAAATAAATACTCAATTGAAATACTCCTTAAAAGTAGCAGATAAAGAATATATTTCTCCATTCTGGTACGCTTTTCTAAACTCTAGCGCTACTACATGAATTGTTTCTCCCTGCACAATAATATCAAATGCCTCCCCTTTTTGAGCTACTAAAAAACTTTCGATAGTTTCTATCTCAGAAGTAGTTCTATTACTAAAAGCTGCATTATAGGTACGAACTACGGGACCTACAGGTATGTGCAATGCGTAGCCATCACCAAAGTTTGTGACACGCTTAGCGGGGGTATTTTGTATAGATATACCACTATCAAAAGGGTATTCTACAGAACTTATAGTTACATATGATGCCATATTATCCGTACTTACTTAATAGGCCGCCGGGAGATTTCTGCGCCATGAGTTCTCGTTGGACTGCGGTAGAAATAGCCTGGCCTAGCTTTGCTGGGTCCATTCCCTCTTGGGTACTTGTTGTTCCGGTATCCGAAACATTTACATTTACAACAACATTTGTTTCGCCGGAACTTCCGTGCATTTGTACTGGGATATGTTTACCATTAGGCAAAGGAACTACAGCTTCGTTATACTTACCTTCTCCTACAAGATATGTTGGACTGGTAACAGTTCCTGCAATGCTATTTGCAGGCATAACGCCACCAGAAGCATACTTCATAATTCCGCCCATAGCCAAGCCTGGAACACTAATGGGTGCAGGATTAAACGCACCTTGATTTATTACTGTAGTAGGTCCCATTAGACTAACAGAGTTTGGGTCCATTGCTAGATCGGTACCTTGGATTCCAGATCCTCCCTTAAAGAAAGGCATAAGGGACTGCAAAATCAACATTCGCACAATCATTGTATTAATTTCTTGCAAAATTGACATAGCCATCATTTTAAAGGCTTCGGTACCATTCATAGTCCCTAGGATTATCTGTGAGAAGGCGTTTGCAAAACTATTAGCTGCCGCATCTGCGACACTATTTAGGCCCTGTGCTTGTGTATTTAATACTTTTAACTCTAGGGAAGATCTGCGTAGGGTATTTATTGTATTTTCATCTGCAAGAACATCTGCTACTTTCATATCAGGATTACGAGCCAAAAAGTCGTTTAATAGAGCCATAAATTCTTCAGAGGCCCCTGCAAATCTAACACCAAAAGTTTCGCTTGCTAGTTTTAATCCTGCTCCTGCTTCCTCTTGTGCCCTAGAAATAACGCTGGACAGGCTTGCAGCTTCTAACTCTGCAGTATACAGTCTTTGCTTAGCTATTAGTACATCGTAAGCAAGAGAACTTTCGGTTCCTAGTCTATTAATAGCGCTGTTTAAACCGTTAACTTTTTGCTCCTGAATATTATAATTTTCAGTTGATTCTGTAAGAAGAGCTATGTTTTCTAGTGTTCCTGCTTCTTGCTGTGCTAGATACCCATCTCTTTCAGTCTGTAATATAGTTAGCTGCTGTTGCTCTGTTCTTAAGCTATTTTGTAATTCTGCTCTTTTTATGTTAATATTTGCTATTGTATTAAGATACTCTACTTGTGCATTTGCCGTTTGTCTAGTAAATAAACCTCTAGCGCTTACGCCTCTTTGAGTAGATACCTCATTAGTTTTATTAACTATTTCTAAAATGCTGTTTCGAATATCATATTCTCTTTTAGCATTCTCAATAAGAGCTTTTGCATTTTTAATTCTTTCCGTTTCTAGTGCTACCGCTCTTTTTGTGTTTTCGTAGTCACTAACAAGAGCATCTATTTTATCTTGAGCAAGCCCTGCTTCTTCTAATCTCAGATCTAGTTGATCTTGAGTAAGTCTTTTTAGTGCTTCTGTTTTTTGTTCTTGTGCATCCATAGCCCCTACTATCAGTCTACTTGCCTGATACTGAGTATACAAATTATTTGCTGTTACTTGAACCTCGCTACTAATTAGGCCAGTATATTCTTTAAATTCTTCAAATGTATTAAGCACTACATCGCTGTCTTTTAGTTGTTGTAAAAGAGTAGCTCCGATTATTCCACCTTCATCATATATTTGTTGTAAATCTTTAATTTGTTGATCTAGTTCTGGGGTCTGTATCCCCCGGAGAATGAGATCTTGTCGTCTAGTTCGTAAATCTTGTAACTGGTTCATAATGTCCATATCAAAAGCTGTTGTAATATTTCCTACATTGGCAGCGTTAAGCTGTGCTTGAGGAATTACAGCTTGATTTACCTCACTTAGATTCATAATATCTAATTGAGTTTGTAATTTATACCTAGCAAGATCATATTCTGCATCAATAATTTCGAGTCTTAATTGCGATTCTGCATTTTCTATTTCTGCCTTTCTAACTGCAGCATCTCTTTCTGCCTGTAAAGCAGCACCTCTACTAGGGCTTTTTAGTGTTCCAAATCTACGCAAATTTTCTCTTTGAGTTTCTACTTTTATTCTTTTCTCCGCGACATCCGCTATTTGTTTTTGCACCTTAAGAACTTCTTGATCGGCTTTTAAGGTTTCCAGTGTTTTTTCTTTAATAAATTGTGCAGTATTTTTTATAGCTGATTGAAGCTCAAAATTTCCTTCTTGATATGCCCTAGCTAGATTTAGTCTTGCTGCATCTGCTTGTCTTACTAAGTTATCAATAGCAGTTCTATTTTTATCTACACCGTCTCTTCTTAGCTGATTAATTCTTGCTTCTAAAGTAGAAATCTGATCAAAGGTTTCTCTAAAGAAAGTATCACCACCTGCTAAATTATCTAGCTCTCCAGCAAGTTCCATTCCACCTTTTAACAATTCATTTACGGCAGAAAAAATAGATCCATCATCTAATCCTGCCTCTCTAATGTTTTTAAATTGTTTATCAATTTCTGACAGATTGTTAGCAACATCTGAATATGTGGTTTGTAAAAAGCTAGGGCCATAAAACTTCTTTACACCTTCTCCAGCTTTTTTTGCAGCTTCGCCAATACTATTCCACGCCCCCTCAAGAGCAGTTAGTTCTTCTAAGTTATCTTTAGCTACTTGAGACAGGTCTTCTCCCCTCAAACTAGCATTGCTAAGAGCGATTTCTAAGTCTCTGCCTTTCTCTGCTGAAACGGCATATGCTCTTGCTACAAGCTGGCTATAAGCAGCGGCTTCTTGATTACTAACACCCGCTAAAGCCTGTCCTGTAGGAACAGTTCCTATCCCAAGAACTTCTGCTCCTATTCTTTTTAAATTATTTATTGTTTTTGCTGCCCAAGTTCCTCCGACAAAAGCAGGTGATGCAAAATAGCTAGTTGCTCTTTGTGAAGCAGCCTCTAGATCGCCTAGCTTGTCCACAATTTCTGACATATTTTTTATGGCTGCTTCAAAACCTTGGGTATAGTTTCTAGCATCAAATGCTTTTTGTATCTCTATGCCCACCTTTTCTGAGCTTTTTGCTAGTTCACCTAGTTCTTTTCTAGTAGCTTCAAAAGTTTTTTGAGCCTCACTTTTTATAAAGTTTAGGGCACCTGTAATAAGCCCAAAAACTATAGTTACATTTCCAATTATCGGAATAAGCCTTAAAAACCCATTAAGTACTAGCTTAGTAGAGTTCCAAGCCGCACTCAAATATCCATCAACTCTAAAAGCAAGCACCTTAAAACGCTGCGCTAGTGTTAATGCAGCACCATTTGTTTCTACAAGCTCTTGCTTTAGAATAGCAGTTTGTGTACTTGCATTACCAAAAAATCTATATACAGCAGTTCCAAGAGCTTTAAAAACACTTCCTCCACCCTCAACAGTAGCATAGTAATCTTGTATAGTTCGCTTGTTTGTTTCTAGCAAAATTGCTGACCGGCTCTCAATTGCTACTCTTGTAATTAGCCTACTATTAATAGCCCCTAACATATCTTCGGTGTCATGATAAGTATCCAAGGCCGACCTTAGTTTTCTAATTACAGCTTCTTCTGCGGCTACTTTATCTGCAGAAACATTAACAATGTCTTTTTCTCTAAAAGCAATTTCATCTAAAAGAGCTTTACGCATCTGATCTCGTTGAGTTTGTGTTGTTGCCTTAGCAGGATCGATTTTATCTGCGTCTATTCCAGCTTGATCTAAAGCTTCAATAATATCCATATCTTCTATAAACTTTTTGCGGAGAGATATTCCATACTCCATTGTACCTTGTTGATCTTCTAAAGCACCTCTTAGACTATTTACAGCTAACTGTTGAGATTCTATTTTGCCCGTCATATTTTCCATCTGCGAGCTAAAAGTTGGAAAAATTTTAGAAGATGCAGTTTTAATAGTATTCATGAGAGGCAACAAGATTAAAGCAGGAATTGCTGCACCTATATTTACAAAAAACTTTAGGGGGCCGTTAACTAGAGTAAGCAAACTTGTTCCAAAATCTTGAACAGCTGCTTGAAGTCTATCATAGGGATTTGTTCCAGCATTATCTGCAATTTCTCCGAACTTACGCTCACCCTCCTCTAAAACCGCATTTAGAAACGCTTGCCGTCTCTCCGTTAGCGAAAGAGAAGAGGCTACTTTATTATTTTCTAAAGCGTACTGCTTTACAGCTTCATCAAGACGAACCATGATACCAAGTTCATCCAAAAGTTCCGGTTCTAGTTTAATCGCACCACGAGTCAAGCGATCCATTGACTCGCCAAGATTACGACCTAGTGCAAGAGAAGCACCTCTGGCTACCCTACCCAGCCTGTTTATCTCATCTTGACCTAGACCAGCAGCAGATGCAGAAGCCACTGCTTTCATAGCTTCTGCCGTACTAATTGCATTATCTGTAACTTCTCTAAGTCCTTGTGCGGTAGCTTTAAGAGACGTTCCTCCTCTAGCACCCAAAATTTCTAGTCCTGCTGTTAGCTGTTCTACTCGGGCAGCTTGAGATAGAGCCTGAAAACCTGCAGTAACAGCAAATAGAGTTGATGCGAGAGTAGCATATGCAGCAACAATACCTTGTCCTGCTCCAGCTGCACCAGCTAGACCACTAAAGTTTCTAGCATCTGCACCTCGGGTACCGATAGTTGATCTTTGGGTCTTATAGGTGTTTAGCGGGCTGGCTCCGCCGCCGCCGCCTCCTCCACCGCCTCCACCGGATTCTGTATAAAAACCACCTTTTTCAAGAGTACGTTGAGCACGTCGTTGTGCTTCTTCAGCTCTTTCAAAGTTTTTAGCATATCTTTCAGACCGCTTTTCTGCCCTTGCTAGGCCGCGGTCTTCGAACAACATAGATATCTTAAAAGGAATTTTCATTACTTTTTCTTTTTTATATCATCGTGCATCTTTTTAATTTGTGCCTGACTTTTATTAATATAGTGGCTATCTAGCACACTAAGTAATATTAATAAATATTCAGGATCAATTATGTTATGTACCTCGATGAGAATGGGGAGGTTTGTGTAATCTTTTCCAGTAAAACCGACGTCTCCGTAAATTCGGCTACCTAATTTAGTATAAATACTATATGCTAATTGTGCATCATACGTAAGGTCTTCATAAGCTAATGGTAGTTCTGCCGGATCAGGCTCTTTACCCATTTGCTCACACATATTAAGATATGTTTCCCTTTTTATCGGACTATCTATATCTTTTAAATATTTTTCAAGGAGTTCTATACACTGAGCTTGTTCATTTTCCTTGAAAGTTGGCTAGATCAAAAATCACATCATTTAGCCACGAATCAAATACAGTGGAATTATTAGAAAGAGCCACAGCTTCTTCTGGGCTAAAATCAATTAGCTCATCTAGGTCGGCATCTTCGGGAACTACGATTGGTAGTAGTCGAGCGGCGTGGCGTAGCGTAAGACCTTTCCAGTCTAGAACACCTGCTTTGACAAACTCGCTGATAAACAGCTCGTTATCAATTGTTTCTTCTTTTTGTCGTGTTTTTGGGCTCCAAGAAACTCGTGTTACTGAGTTTCTAATTTTATTTAGTTCTTCTCGCGATACATACGCAATTTTTACCTCAAAACCATCAAAGCCTTCCATTTCTACCCAGGCTTCAAGTTTGTTTGTCAACATTGACGATAGTTTACTCATTAATATCTCCTTAGTTAAAAAAATAGCATCTGAGATTACCCAGATGCTATAAGTTTATCTTATGACAATTTTGTTGTCAAGATTAATTTTTTTAACCTTACGCAGCTCCAACATAAGTCAGAGTAGCTTCATCATTGCTTGTAATTGTCGATGGTAGACCGTGGAAAGAAATATCGGTACCAATAACATCATCACTTTGAATTGTTGGAATCTCAAGGTGTGCTGTAGGCAGATTAAGTTCAAACCTAGGTGTGCCCGTTGTTCCGCCAACCTTGAATGTAAGATTAAAGCTATTTGTAATAACACTACGAGCTGCCGTAGAGGTCATAGCATCAAATAGAGAGCCAGAATCTCCAGCAGTACCGCTACTTACATAGCAAGTAAAGTTACCACTGATAGACTTATTACCTGTAATATGACCAATAGGCTGATTAACAATTCCCAGCGTTTCAGGTGTTAGAAACGTAATATTGTTGCTAAGCGTGATTGAGCCACCTGTTAGAGTTAGATTATAAACTCCGTTACTAGAAGCTCCTGGGAATGTTGAGGTGTCTGCTGCTGTCATAGCAAGAGCAGTAAGTTTATTACGAATAAAGTTATCCGTATTAGTAATATCCTCTACAATAGCAGCCGAAGCATTTAGGCCTGGTTCTGTTGTTAGAAGGCTACCATTTCCTGACCAGTCAATCATAGCAATGCCATCTACATCAAAATTAATAGTCGCTTCGTTTACAACACAGCTAGAGATTTTATAAATTTCTAGTGTTGAACTTGCGGTATAGTTGCTGCTAGCAGCATTAGACGCACCCATAACAAAGTACAGATTAAACGTACCAAGAGTACTTTTACCAGAGCCAGCAAAGCTAATATTTAGGTCAGAGGTATCTGCCGTAAAGTTAGCTTGACTATAATCATAGGCTCCCAAGGCTTCGGTTAGTGCCCCTGTACCAACAAAGTTGCCCCAAAGAGCTTCTTCAATAGCGTGGTGGTTAGCCGTGTCATCTGCTGTTCCTGTTCCTGATGCAATAAATGGTCGAATATAGGTAGAAAAAGACCAGTCTGCAGGAGCTAGTGCATCATTAAACATACGACGCCCCCGTCTCGAATTGCCAGAAGCATCTTCCATTTCATTAAGGACTGTCTCGGAAGTCGTGTTACCTTGAGAAAACGAAAAACCATCCAAAACTGGGATTTCCCAGATTACTGGAGTAGTACCATCCGATAGGAACTTCTCAAGATACACTTTAGTATCGCGTTTTAAAAATATAGCCATTTAAGACTTCTCCTTTAACTAGTTTCCTAGTAATGGACCCGTACAGTTATCTCTCCAATAGAGATAGGGTCTAACGTTCCTTCATCAGTACTGATAGTAAGGACCGTTATATCGTGAGTAGTTTGAGTGGTGCCTGTTCTATCTTCATAGACTAAGGTACCGTTCGTCTCAATTACTGTTTCAATATCTTCTAAAAGCCCTTCGCAGGCTTCTAAAGGATTTTCTTCTTTTACAAACAGCATAATTCTAAGATCTAAGTATCTATCTCTATAGTTTGCTGCTTGATAAGTTCGAGTTTCAGTTCCGGGTATTACAAAGATAGCCGGAAAATTATGAATATCATCATAAAATTTTAACTGCGTATAAGCCTCAGCAATTCTAGAAACGTAGGAACCTCTTCCATTAATTTCTAAGAGTTTATTTTTTAAAGCATTGGCTATAGCTTGTCTCCTAGTAGAATAGGTTCTTTCTGTCATCACATACCTTCTTTCATTATGAAGCCCATACCAGTCAAATTATACCTATTTGCTAGTTCTACTATAGCTTTTTGTATAATAGTTTCTGGGTTTCTATTTGGTGGTGTGTTCCAAGGCGCTCTGCCACCTGTTGTAGAAAATATTGAGTAGGGATTCTTTCTATAGACGTAACTTACTATGTAATTATTTTGATAAGGAGTCATACCCAAAATTTTAACAGAAGATGCAAACCTACCAGTTCTGTTTTCAAGTGCGGGCCTTTTCATGTTATCAATAACTGCATCCCTAATATCCTTGTTTATAAGAGCTAAAAGATCAGTATTTTGAAGGGTAGAAGGTGGTGCACCAAGATATTCAGGTGCTTCTCTTTTTGGTGGCGCTTTTGAAACTTTTGGAGGTGTTTTTGCTGGCTTACCGCCTTTTATACCCTTGGATTTATTAAAAGAAACAAAGTTTTTGCCCGACGCATAGGATGACTTTGTAGGGAGCAAAGGAGATTTTTTGTGCTTATTTTTTGCATTACCAGTAAGAACACCCCTTAATGCGTTAATAAGATGAGTACTTATAGCAGAAGGAGATCTTTTAAAAACAAGCAGCTTAGGAAGACTATTTTTAAAGTACTTTTCTAAATTACCTTTAAACTGGTTAAGATATGATCTACCCGGGAAAAATAGTTTACCGGACTTTAAAAGCAACTCTATATTAGCATCTACCTTAATATTTCTATAAGTTAAACTATTCTGTGCGTCTCGATATACAACATGAAATCCTAAATCTTTTCCTTGCCTTACTAGATTTGTATAGAAAGCAATTAACTCGTCAAAAGTTGCATCAGGAAAAGTTTCTCCAATCATACGCGTTGCAAGCTGCAATGCTTGTAGCTGTATACGCATTTCTTTTACAGATTCGTCTAAAGAATTTTTTATTTTATTTAAACTTTTTGCAATTTCTGGATTATTATGATTTCGCGTAATTTGCTCATCTAAATATGTAGATGCAGCAGTTGCAAGATTTTCAACCCTATCTACATATTCTTTAGCAGGTCGATAGGCATCAGCAATACCATGCTCAATATCGATTCCACCACCAGAGCTACCTGCAACGTAAGCTGCTCCTTGTCTAACTGTAACAGTGTAGTTTGCGGGGTCTCTAGTATTTACTACTGAATAATGATTAGCTTCTATAACCAAAACAACAATATATCTAGAATTATCCTCTCCTGCCGATACCCCTGTAATTTCGTAATCTACCGCATAAAGTGTGCCTTTTGGGGTATATGTTAAGCTTGGAAGACTTCCGTTTGAGATTCCTTCTTTAATAGATGTTATTGCATCATTCTTTAGTATAGCCTTGTTTGCTTCAGTTTCTAAAGATAATGCAGAAGACGCAGTAATAATTCTAGTAGGATCTACTTTTCTTCGTTCTACTGTATAAGGTCCGCCGGCCTGGACACCTTTAGTACCCTTACCCCCAGAAATACTAGTTAAGGTACCAGAAACTTTTTTCCACTTTTCTCCACTAGGGTCTGAAATAAAACTTATTTGCTGAACAAGATTTTCTATATTGTTGGCATGTTGAGAAATTAACAAAGATCCTTTATCAAAACTAATAGGATTACCTTTTGAGTCTACCGGCATAAGGTTGGGTGTTGTTTTTGTGCCTACTGTCCCTACCTTAACGTCGTTTCTTATTTGATCTATAAAAGATTCTATAAAAGCATCATCTGTATCTGCTCCAGTAAGCTTTTGTACTGTTTTTTCAAGCTCTTTTAATATAACTGCTTGTATTCGAGCATCATAGCCTGATATCTTTATATTTGAGTTAGCCATCTCTATAAAGGTCTAGCACACGTTTAATGTGGTCTGGAAAGTCAGGTTCTGCATTTACATTGCGAATTGTAAAGCTAGAGTGATTCTTTTCGGGTTTATGTTCTTCTTTTAGATAGTAAGTAATAAGATCAATGACGGCCAGCTTCAAATCTTCTGGGAGAGAGCTGTAGCCACCTTTATATGTTACTTCTACACTATTAATGCCTTGTGGAAAATCTTTACGATATCCTGCGTCGATACGATAAACTGCATCTAGATTTGTATCGTACCGATATTGATCTGCTGTAAGAGTGATGTAGGCTGCTCCTTCTGTTTCGGACTCAAACTCTTTAACACTAGTAATAGAGACGAGAGGAATCTCGCTAAGAAACACTACATTTTGCGGCCATTTAATACTGAAGGTTTGTACTTTGTCGGAAGCATAATAGTCAATAAAGCTACGGCCACAGTAATTTTTGACTAGGTTAGACACAGACGGAACAATAACATTAAGTCTAGTGTCATCGGTGGTTCCGGTGATACCACGAAATGCTTTATATGCGTTAATTGTAACTAAGTCAGCCATGTCTATCCTTTAAGGGGTAGGGGGTGCCCCGAAGGGCACCCACCAAGTAAATTAAGCAGCAGCGTACTGGCGTGCACAGATTGGGGTATTCGGGTTAGCGGCGCTAACAGGAATGATCTGGTCAAAGCCAAGACGCTGAGTTGCGATAAGTTCGCGATGCTGCAGACGCGGTACATACTGGGATTCCAGCGTAGCACCACGCAGACGCGGAACAACAAAGCTCCGTGGGTGAACAGCAGCAGCGTAGAACTTGCTAACAGCAGGAACTGCATACTCGTCTACGAGCATAACGCGGGAGCCGTATACGGTACCGATTTCACCAACTAGCTTGGTAGCAAGCGTTGGCGTAACGATGTTGGCATCAGCGAATTCTGCATCTTCGAGAAGTTCGAAGTAAGCACGCTGGCTAACAAGGTATACAACTTCCTGAGGACGTACGCCATACTTGCCGAGGTTCTTGCGAAGCCCAAGTAGGTTGTCCGTGGTAAGAGCGTCGGTTGCAAAAGCAGTCGTGCTCTGGTTGGTTGCGGTAACACCGGTAACGCCCTGAGCCTGAATGTCAACGGCACGCTTGATTAGGCCATTGAATCCACCAGTGTTGGTTGCATCGGCACTTCCGCCAACGATCATGGCGTGCTCAACAGCACGGGCATGAGAACGAACTAGAGATTCGTTGAGTAGCGGTAGAAGGGGAAGAATTGCATCCTCTTCAGTGTCGTTAGCTAGGAAGGTAACAGAAAGTAGCTTGTGTGTGGTAAGAACTTTCTGAGTTAGGTCAACACCAGAGTTAGCACCAATGGCGTCGCCACGGGCTTCGATGTTACCTTTGCCAGCAGTTTGCGTTGCACCAGCGTTAGTGGTGAACTCTGCATAGCCTGCGTCAGGCATGATCGGCATGATCATGGAAGCAGAAGACATTGCAATCTCCCGGAAGAGAGGAGCAAGTACTAGCTGGTTTTGAATGTCGCGCTCAATAGCGGTAGAAGCGATAGATTCAAAAACAGTCGTGCTAGCAGCAGCTGGCATTTCAACACCGGAATCGGTGTTAACTTTTTCGATAACGTCGTTACCGAACTGAGTGTTAAAACCCTTCTGGGTAATAGCACCTAGGACATAAGCGTCACGGATATCGGACTCATGAGCCTCTTTCCAGTTCTTAGAACCTTGTGCAAGGAACTGACGCTTAGACTTCTGAAGAGCAGCAACCTCTTCAGAACGGTCGTGAAGGGCTTTCTTAAGCTCTTCAATTTCTTTCATGGTGTCTGCACGGCCTTCGTCAAAAGACTTCTTAACTTCGTCAAGAAGACGCTCTGCACCAGACATGCCTGCTTCAACAGCAGCGTTACGTACTGCTTCTTCAGCGGCTTGCTTTTCAGCCGCTTCAGCAGCGGCTTTCTTATCGGCAGCTTCTTTTTCAGCTAGGGCCATTTTTACGGCTGCTGAAGTTTGCTTAGCGATAAGATCTTTCATTTCTTTTTCATCCATTTCAAACTTTCCTTTCGCGGTGTTTGCCACCTTATTGCCAACAGTAGGCATAGTTAGTCCTTTTTTGTAGGACTCAAATTCTACAGGACTAAAACACTTAACGACTTCAAACTTAGCCGCTTGATTAGCAGGCACAGAAACTACAGAAATTTCATATAGTTCTGCTTCTTTGATATACAGACCACCAGTTTCCTTGTTAACGTCTGCTCTTTTAACTCTAAACCCTACAGAGAAGGTAGAGAGTATTCCGTCGTCGATCAGTTTAGCGATATACGGATCAGCCTTACTAATCTTAGCTTCGATTTCTAGCCCATTGTCCACTGGCATAATGCTAGTAGCCGTACCAATAGGCTTATCGTAATTATGGTTAAATAGAATAATTGGGTTGTTCTGATAAGACTTCAGACCTTCGTGAGACCAGCAGGAAAGCTGCATAATATCACCAGAGCGATCAACGTCTGTTGTAGATGCCATTCCCTTAATCTTTACAAAGTCAGAAGTTTCTTCTATTTTCTCTACCTCAGTAGAAAGAATACCCATAAGTTCTTCGTACATCTTTCCTTCCTCCCTTGGGCCTCTCATAGGATGCCCCTTTGGAAGTAAATCCGTATCATGTTTGCCTGAACGGTATTTACCGTTACGAACAGCGTATAGAAACGAATTTACTCTAGCATATGCCCATTGTTCAGGTGACCTGACATTAGGGCGTACAGATTGAGGGTTAGTGTGATACGCTCCAACTCCTCTACGGAACACTTTAGACAGCATCCCATATGTTACTCGCTTAGCTGGATTGTCTCCATACTTGTCATTATGCTCATCAGCTTTACGCTTTAGACCATCTTTTACAGCGGCTGAAATAGGCTTTGCCTTTTCATCCTCATCTTCGTCGTCCTCGTAATGGACAGACTTTTCTTCGTCGATCCGATCAAGTT